CCACAAGTAATTAGTAAGATGTTTGGAGATACTAAATGAACACTTTTGAAGAAGAACTAGACAAGATACTCGCCCCATTCGACGATATAGCTTACCGCCCGAACTTCAAGGACTTCGAGGACGCCAAGACCGCTATTAAAGCCGCTACCCTGCGTCACCAAGTCCAGCAACTGAGAGGTATGTGGATTACCGCTCACGATGTATTCAGAGATAAAAGCACCGAAACAGTCGGCATACAAGAGGCTATCGACGCTATCAGTTGGGCTTATGAGATTACATCAGGCGAAAGAATGGGAGATTGGTTTGGTCAGGATATGAAAGACAACCTAGGAGAGACAAAATGAAATGAAAAAACTAATGCGTGAACTACACATCAATCACGACACGCTTGAGGTAATCAATCCTGATGGTACAACCCGACCAATGAACGAAGATGAGGCGTGGCTCTATATCGTCAAGCTTCAATATAAAGTTGAGACTAACCAATTTCGTATTAATATGATAGTTATTATACTTCTAGCTGTAGTTGTTGGGCTAATACTGAATAACATAGTTAGTAGCTTAAAATGAATCTTATACATAAATTAAAGTTTAGGTTCTCGGAACCCTACAGAATACGCATCGGTACAGGGCTCTCCCCAATCCGCAGCAAACGAGAGATGAAAGCCCTGATTAAGTTTTGCAAAGAAGAACTAAAAGACAAGAAGCACATGAAACTTAACCCAGACCGTAAGGCTGTTTATCTTGATACAATTAGGCTATATGACCTTCAGGGTAGTCAGCTTTATAGCTATATAAACGAGCATATTGGATACTACTGGAATTAAGATGGAAGCACCTAAACTAATAGAACTCCCTCCTGACCGTTCTGAAATAGCTCGTAAGGCTAGGGAGCGAATACAGAAGCTACTAGCTATTAAAACATTACCTAAGATAGAAAGGACAGAGCGATGATACTTTGGGTAATACTGATCATAGTTATTTTAATATTGTTTAAGGAGTGACATTATAAGCACTAACTGTTATAGTGTGGATATATGGAAGCTGAAAAACAGAAATACAATTCAGTTGATAAGCCTAAAGTAAATGGTGGCGCACGTCCTGGAGCTGGACGGCCTAAAGGTGGTATGAATGAATCTACTAAAATTAGAATGGCTGCAAAGCAAGAGTTCCAAAGACGAGTAGTTGCTATGTCAGACCAGTTGTTCAATGCTCAATATGATTTAGCTATAGGCGAGAAGTTCTTACTTGTTAAGAGAGTCGAAGGCGAAGGTAAGAATCGTAAGACATGGATTGAAACAGTTACTAGCCTTGAGACTATAAAAGAATACATTGAAGATGACGGTGAATCACTTAATGATGGTGAAGATTTCTATTATCTCAGTACAAAGCCTGCTAATAACATGGCACTCGATAGTTTATTAAATAGGGCATATGGCAAACCAGACGAGAAGCTTACGCTTGATGGTGAAGTTGGACCGCCTGTACGTAAGTTCAGTGAAAGCGAATTAGATGAACGAATCAGACAGTACTTACGACGATATACCGCTAATTGACCTACTAGATGAAGCCGATCGTAGACTGGCAGCTAAAGACCCTGTGTTCTTTATTGAGCATTATCTAAAGACATTTGACCCACGCCCTGAAGCATATCCGCATCACTTAGACTTTATACTGTATGATTACCAAATAGATTACGTGAACGGCTTAGTAGATGCAATACGCACCGGCCATGATATTATGGATGAGAAATCACGAGATATGGGTGCGTCATGGTTAGCCCTTGCGGTACGGTTCTGGTTCTGGCTATTTGAAGATGGATACCAGGCATTACTTGGCTCACGTAAAGAAGAGTATGTTGACGACAATACACTTGCCTCGTTATATGGGAAGATAGATTATTTCATTGAAAACATCAAAGACCCCTTGTTATTACCCGATGGCTTCGATACAAAGAAGCACAGAACGTACATGAAATTAACTAATCCAGTAAACGGTAACGTCGTAAAAGGTGAATCAAGCAATAAGAACTTCTCACGCGGTGGTCGCTATAAAGATGTACTATTTGATGAGATAGGCTTTTGGCCTGATGCTAGAGCCTCATGGACTGCAGCTGGTGACGCGACACGTTGCCGTCATGCTGTTACTACACCACCAGACCAACCCTCATTTGCTAAGACACTTAGGTTTAGTGATAAGGTAAAGGTTAGAACATGGCACTGGCACTTGCACCCACACAAAGATGACAAATGGTATGAGTATGAAAAGACACGCCGTACTGAAGAAGAAATCCTACACGAGCTAGATATTAGTTGGGAGTATTCAAGCACCGGTCGCCCTTACCCTGAGATTGCTAAAGTCCCATTTGAGCAGAACGGTTACGATGAAGAGATGCCGCTATATGTATCAATCGACTTAGGGCTTGATGCGGTGGCACTTGGCTACTGGCAACCGATTAAAAACAGTGAGTGGATAAATCTGCTTGATGCACACGAAGAGACTGACCACATTATTGAGTGGTACTTCCCATTCTTCGGGCTACAGGACTGTATAAACGTTCCAGAGTGTCCGTATTGTGGTAAACAGCATAACTTCGACTACAATGAGAAACAGTTAGACTTTATGCGTAAGACTAGTAAATGGCGTAAGGACGTATTCTTCGGCGACCCGTCGGGTAAGCAGCGACATATTGAATCAGGTGTTAGCCCATATGCAATCCTTGAAGAGCATGGCATTGACGTACAGGTGAACGATCAAGAGAATGACTGGGTACATCGCCGCGACGCTACTAGACGATTATTCACTCACCTAACAGTTAATGATACAGATGGTACGCGCTGGTGGGCTGAGGCAATTAAGAACGCTCATTATCCTAAACGAGAAGAGACAAGCCAAGCCGTTACGCCTATTACTAAACCAGTACACGACTGGACATCACACCATAGGACACAAACAGAGTTCTTTAGCGTAAACTACAAAGGAGAATATGACGCAGGGCTTGGGTTTGTATCACCTAATGCACCAGGTAAAGATAAAACTAAGGTTGAGTGGGAAGGTCAAGACGACGGCACGATACAAGGTACAGGCATAGATATACAAAGTTTAATCACCGGTAGTGGTGATAGGGATTGGAGAAGCATGTAATGTGGCAGTGGGTAATAATCTTAAACAAAAATAATCTTCCTAATGCAGTACCGTACTTCTGCATGAGATGTAAGTCTAGGCTGTTCCATTTGAACCGTGATGTTATCGCTGTCTTTCAGGGCGAAGGTTATCCTGAAAAGGAAATCCCACGTAATATGGGTATGGTTGAAATCAAGTGTCATGGCTGTGAAAGTAAATACACTTTTTATTATCAATAGTTAGTGCTACAATATGCTTAAAGGCAAAGAGCCGCATTAGTTTGCGGTTCTTATTTATAAGGAGTTAAAAGCCATCAATCCTCAACTATTCAGCCAACCACAATCGGATTACAACCTAGACGACCTATCTAACAAAGATGGAGAGATGTATCAGCTCCCTGCCATATCGCTAGAGCTTAAAGACGAATATATCATCAAGAATCTGCATCAAGTTATTGAAGATTCCAAAGACTACTACAACGACATCAATCACTTTAACCTCAAGAACAAGCGATTAAAGAATGCTCAGATGCTACAAGGCAATCACCTTGCCGAGAATAAGCTATATCGCCACCAGACACCATTCATTGATAACGAAATCTTTGTCGGCATTGATTCAATCCTCGCCTATGTTTGCGCCCAGACCCCACGAGCTGAGGTCTATCCTGCTAGTGATAAGAAAGACAGTATCGTCCTAGCTCAGAACCTAGAGAAGTATATGCTAGCTCACTCCGAGAAGTTTGAACTACCACGCAAGATGGAAGGTGCGGTCTATAACCTAATTGGTAAGTATGTCGGACTATTGAAACTACGATGGGACCCTTTGCATGGTGAACACGGCGAGATTGTACCCGAGGTAGTTGACCCTAACCACGTTATTATTGATAAGAATGCCAAGCTTGGCGAGAACCCACGCTTTATTTGTCATGTTCTAAAGGATAGTGTTGAGGGCTTAATTGCTAAGTTCCCAGATAAAGAAGAGGCTATCTTGCAGCACTTCACCATTAAGCGTAAAGGCTCACGTAATATGAGTGCTGAGATTGCTTACCGTGAAGTCTGGTTTACATGGTACAAAGATAACAAGCCAGAAGAGGCTGTTGCTTGGTATGTTGATAACCTAGTCCTAGATAAATCTGAGAACCCTAACTGGTTATATGGTGACGAGGGTGAGAACTTCCTTGACTCACCGATGAAGCCATTTATTCCATTCAACCTTACAAATGATGGTTCACACTGGCTTGATCGCTCCAATGCGCTCGACCAAGCTATCCCACAGCAAGACATTTTGAATAAGCTCGGTCGTCAGGTGCTAGACAACTTGGCAACTGCTAACGGCTTTAAGGTTATTGATTCCCACGCTATGACCAAAGACGATGCACAGAACTTTACCGGCGACCCTAATCAGTTATTACTTGTAAAGACTAAGCCTAATCAGAATGTTAGCGATGTTGTTGCCCAACTTACACCACAGATTGTTTCAAGTGAGCTTATCGCACAACTAGCCTCAACTAAGCAGACGATTCACGGCATACTTGGTACACCTACGCAGTTTACTGGTAGCGATGAGGGCGAGACTGAAACCGCATCAGAGGCTATGATGATTAAAAACCAAGCTTCCGGTCGTCAGGATAAGATTGTTCGCGCCGTTGATTATGCGATGGACCGATACTTCAAGTTCCTAGCTCAGATGATTACTGTTTGGTACACCGAGAAGCACTACGCCACTATCAACGGTGGTGATGGTAAGTTCGACTTCATCGAGATGCACAAAGATAAGATTGAAAAGGGCATGAGCGTCCGAGTACAGTCTGGTACTACGTTGCCGTTTGATAAGACCCGTCAAGAATCTGTTGGCTTAAACCTTGCTAAGATGGGACTACTCAGCCCTTATGATGTTTACAAGCTCCTACACATGGAGAACCCACAGAAACTATACGATAACTTTATGAAGTGGAAGTCAGACCCTACCCAACTTGCTATGGACATATCAGGCGACGACGCCAATACTGATGCGGTTGTTGACTGGACTGAGCTTATTGCAGGACGCGCACCCGAAGACCGTGATGACCCAACCCATGATTACATTGAACAGATGCGTAAACTGCTTATCACTGATGAGTTCCGTGATGCTAAGCCAAAGATTCAGTCGGCTATCATTAAGTTTATTAACAAGGCCGTTGATTCACTTGAACTACGCACCGAACTAGACGAAGCCTCAAAAGCGCCTGAACAGCCACAGCCACTACCACAACAAGTTCTAGCGACTGGTGTTCAACAAATACAGCCACAGATGCCTGGTATGATGCCACCTATGCCTATGGGCGCACCACAGGGTATGCCTCAAGCCCCAGGAATGCCACAATCACCTATGATGCCACAGCAAATGCCTCAGATGCCACCAGCCTCACCAATGCAATCAATCATGCAACAAGGGCCAGTTCCAGGCGTACCACCAACTGTAGGCCAAACAGCCCCAGGCGAGATGCCTCAAGGACCAATGCCAATGGGCGGTGGACAACCACAGGTAAATCTAGCTAATCCAAATCAGTTACCAGGTGTATAATAAGTAACAAGGAGACAACATGAAACCAGAAGAAGCAACTGTAATACCAGAGGCAGTAATCGAAGGTGACCCTAAAGTCGAACCAGCTAAAGAGGATAAACGAACAGTTAAAATTGATAGCCGTCGCTCACTAAGCGGCCAAGTCGATAAGTTCCTAAAGGCAGTACCCGAAGAGGTTAAGCCCGAAGAGCCAGTTAAGGAAGATGTCAAGCCTGTAGCTAAAGAAGTTGAAGCACCAGCCGAAGTCGAAGCACCCGAAGAGGTCGAGCTTGAAGATATTCCCGAAGAGACTAAGCAAGAACCACTACCTGAGGGGAAAAAGTATATTGTTGATAACCTGCCTAATATTCAGGTCATGGGACATCAAGGCGAAAACCCAGACAAGGTATTTAATGTTAAACTCCTAGAAGAACTACCAGATGACTTTGAGTTTGCATCGAAGCGAGCTGAACTTGCTTTTAATGCTGCACTATCTGCTCAAGAGATTAACGCCCGTGACTTACTAACTAAGTATCGCCAAGAAGAATCACAGCGATCACAACGTGACTTCGAGGCTTTAGAGGCTGTCGATATTCAAAACGACGTTACTTCGCTACAAAAGCAAGGTATTCTCCCTAAGTTCAAATACGCCGTAAACGACCCACGCTTTAATGAAGACCCAGCCGTTCAAGAATCTAATAAGATTTATGCCTTTTATCAGAAAATTAATAGCGACTACTTCAATAAATACCAGAACTCTGGTCGTATGTACCGAGTTAGCTATGAAGATGCAGCATTTAGATACTACGCACTTAATCCAAAGGAAGCCCCCAAAGAGGTTAAGGAAGCCATTAAAGAAGCTGACAAACCTAAGTCACCTAATCAAGTCCAGCGCGAGAAGGTTGCTACTCAAGTAAGCGCACCATCTGGTGCATCAACCGAAGGCCGACCACGCCCAATGCGAGCCGGTACATCACTCCAAAACGTATATCAAATGTATAAAAGAGGACAGATTTAATGGAAAACTTCGTATCACTGTTCATTGCAACTCTTGAGCATCTTAAACTTGTAACCGAAAAAGAAGCCGAGAAGATTGATAAAGAACTTCGCAACTCAACCATTCCTGGCACTTACAAAGAAGCTAAGATTGTTATTAAAGACATCTTTGATAAGGTTCAGAATAAATAGTTGACATCGATATAATAATTGGTGTATTATATCGTTATAAAAGGTAACAGAGCCGCACGGCCCTGTTATTTTTTTAGCATTAAAATAAGGAGACATTTATGGCTGGACAGATTTTCACCAACCGCGTAACTGATATTACGTATCAGTACATCTTGCCTGCACTTGTTGACAACGTTTCTAATTCAAACGTTTTCACATCCAAGTTGCTGTCAAACACAATCGACTGGGAAGGCACGACTTATAACGTACCTATTCAGACTGCGTTTAGCACAACTGGTGGTTCATTCAACGGAATGGACACATTTAGCACCGCAGCAACAAATAACACTCGTCAGATGACGTTCTACATCACTGGTCAATACCAGTCTATTGTCATCCCTGGCATCGAAGCAGCAGTAAACGGTAACACTGAATCTCAGGTTATCAAACTACTTACAGCTAAGATGGACGAAGCTAAAATCTCGATGGCTGACGCTATTGGTACAGAGCTTTACGGCTTTGGACTTGGCAAAGCATTCGATGGTCTTGGAAATGTAGTAGACAACGGAACAAACGCACCAACATACGGTGGCTTGAGCCGCACAACCTACCCATTCCTAGATGCAGACGTTACAACTGTAGCAAACGGTACAATTACACTTAGCTACCTATCTAGCGAGTTCGACAACGTATCAGCTGCAAGTTCAACTTCAGAAAGTCCTGACTACGGTCTTACGACTAAAGCTAACTGGACATTCATCGAAGGTTTGATTCAACCTATGCTATCTGCTCGTTATGAGAGTACTAGCGTTCGTGGGTACAACCGTGTAGATGGTAAAACACCACGTGGCGATGGCAAAACACCAGGCGCAGAATTAGGTGGTGCTGGCGGATTTATCTCAATCACATGGCGTGGTCGTGATATGTACGCTGACGACAAAGCAACTGCCGGTACATTCTACTGGATTAACCAGAAGTACCTTGACTTTGCTGTACAAAAAAGCCCAGAACTTCGAGAAATTGGTTCAACTGTTGAGAGCATGGAAGGCTTCTACGAAGACGTACCATTCCCATCAGCATTCCAGTTCCGCGATATGATGAGTTCGATCAACCAACTTGGTGAAGTCGGAGTTGTTATACTTCTTGGTAACCTTATCTGCCGACAACCTCGCCGTAACGGTAAATTAATCGGAATAACGGGAAACTAGGAGATATATTATGCAAAATGGACCTCGATATTTAACAAGCACAGACCTTAACACCTTTACGACTGCACAAGCAGACCAAATCGGTGCTGAGGGTATTACAGAAGACGGTAGTAAGTTCCGTTACGTAAAGTTTGGTGGTACTTCAACCATCAAGGCTGGCCTACTTGTAGTTGGCTCAGCTGCTCCTGCTAACTCTACTGGCCTTGCTATTACAGCAGTCGGTACAGGTGGTCAGGTTACAGCTAACCTACAAGCTGGTTCAAAAGCCCTTGTAGTCACAAACGGTGCAACTGCAGTTACAGCTAACCAATTCAACGAAGTTGTTATTAACTCCGCTGCTGATGGTTACTACACACTACGCGTTGAGGGTAATACCGCAGCCGCTGGTGCAGGATATGTAACTTTGCAACTTGCCGACCCACTTCCACAGGGTGTAACTCAGCTTATCCCTGGTACGGACACGGTTGACCTCGTTCTTGACAAATGGAACGGTGCATTGCCATCACTTACTGGAAACGCTCCTGTTGGTGTAACGGTATGCGCAGTCCCTAACACAGCTTCAGTTACAAACTGGGGTTGGGTACAGACAAGCGGACTTGTAAAAGTCGCCGCTACAACCGCAACCATCGGACTTGGTGTTGCAGTTGACCTTGCTGGTACTGCTGGCTACGTGATAATCACGGCCGCTACTACTGGCAACATCGGATGGGCTAAAACCTCAGCCGCAAGCAGCGCAGCTCTAGTCGATCTAAATATTAACTAAGGAGAACCAGAATGTCACAAGACCTCGGACAATACAACGCCGCTGTTCGACAAAATGGTGTACGCCTTAATGCCAATGAGCCTCTAGTTGTCGCAGGAAGCACCACGCTTCCTAGTGGCACACTGGTCGGTTCAACGGGTGTTTACAGTGGTAGTGGAGCGCCTAGCTTCACCGCGACACAGGGATCACTGTACCTGCGAACAGATGGCTCGTCCACCTCAACGCGAGCATACATCAATACGACTGGTTCAACTACTTGGACCGCCGTAACGACCGCTGCTTAGTAAAGCAATGAATAATTAGACCTCAGAAATGGGGTCTTTTTATTTTTAAGCATATATAGTATAATCCGCTCATGGAGCTAAAATCTTTAGAAGATAAGAAACTTGCTATAGAGGCATCTTTTAACGAACTAACTAAACAAATATCTGACCTAGAGTCAGAGCGTGTTCGTTTACAGGGTGAATATAGGTTAGTTGACGAACTGATAACAAACTATAAGGTTAAGGAGACAAAGAAAAATGGCTGATTACTACGGTGCGCCAGGCGATGCTAGTGTAAAAATGATTCGGGAGCGCCTACGTGAACTCTACGACCCAGAGGATTTTGTTACGGTTATCAACGTTGATACTAAACCGGTTACTTACCAGTTTGCACGACCCTCAGATACTGAGACGTTTTCAGACTTCCCAGGACACAAGAATACTATTCAAAAAGGCGTACCACAACGCATCACATTGCAACCTGGTGATACTAAACTTGTCCCTGCCTATGAAGCAGACCTTATGATTGAAGCTGTTATAAAACAAGTAGCCGTAAGCCGCATTCAAGACCGTGTTGATAGCGGTGAACTTGATAAGCGCCAAGCTACAGCTGACTGGACAGACCCATTTTTCCAGAACTCGATGATTAAGCAGATATTTGTCGGTAAGAAAGATATTCTTAATGACTACAACCAGCCAAAGGTGGATGTATCGAAAGACCTTGAATTAAATGACACAGCCCCTCGATCTCGAAAAGAAGTCTAGGGAGTTAGACGAACGAGAAGAAAGCCTTAATCGTAAGGAAAGCCTCTTAGAGCGTGAAAAAAGCCTAGAGAGGGTTCAAGCCCTATATGCTGAGACTGAGACTAGGGTAGTTGTTCTAAACAAGCAAATCAAGGCTAAACAGGACATTTTGCAGGCTCATACTGACGAGCTAGATACTTTGTCGGCTAAATCCCAAGAAGAGGCTGATAGACTACGTCTGAAAGAGGACAGCATTAAGAAGTCTATCGCTATTCAAGAGACACTCTTATCGAAGGCTAAAGTCCAAGATGCTCAACTAGAAACACAGATTAAACGTACTAAGACTGAACTATCAAGTTTGCAAGACCAAGTCCGAGAGACTAAAACTTATAGAGAAGAACAAAGCAGACTAGCCGAAGATACTATTGCCCAGTGGAATAGCGACCTTGTAGCCTTTCGTAAGGAAGCCGACGATATTCAATTTGAGAAGAATAGACTATCGGCTGATATTATCCGCTTAGAGCAAGACCGCACCGCTATTACATTAGAAGTTCATGCGATCGAGCAAAAACTTGAATCACTTGACGAAACATATGCCGGTAAGGTTGAAGAGTATAAGTCTAGCTTACGGACTCTTGACCTGCAACAAGATGAAAAGAAGCGTGTATTTGATAGCCTATCTAACTCATATGATATGCGTCTTAAAGAAGTCGAGACACGCGAAAAGTCTGTACGGCTTAAAGAAGTCAATATTAACACTCGTGAACACGACCTTGACCAAAAAGAGCGACGCTTAAAAATGAATTACGGCATGGCTGGTATTGACTATGAAGATGTTGTATAATCAAGCCATAAGGTAAGAGCCGCAGACGGTTCTTTTTTATTTATATGCCCTGGATAACGAATAAACAACCCTTTGGACAAAACCACGCACCTCTTCTAACAGGTGTTTCTTCGGCTGATGAAACTACGACCGTACCTGTTGCTGTTGATCCCACGACTGGCGCTTTACTTACTTATGGCGCTGGTGGCTCAACTGCTACCGTTGTTGGTATCGGTCCTGTTGGTCAATACCAAGTGCCATATGACACAATTACGTACACAGCGACAAGTGCGACCGTCGATACTTATACGTATAAAGCAGGCGGCACTGGCGGTACGACAACTGCGACTGTTACTGTTACATTTACAGATTCAACTCATGCCACTTTAGTATCTGTTGTGAGGACTTAAATGGCAGTTATCTTTGACCCAATTTTAGGGCAACTCAGGACTAAAGACTCCTCTGGTTCAACTTCGCCTCTTACTACAAAAGGTGATATATACACGTATTCAACCACTAACGACCGTTTACCTGTTGGAGTTAATGGTACTGTTTTATCTGCCGACTCAACACAGGCAACGGGGCTAAAGTGGATTGCATCGGGTGGAACAGGTACGGTAACATCTGTCTCAGTAACAACAGCTAATGGTGTGTCTGGTACAGTCGCTAACGCAACAACAACCCCTGCTATCAGTCTAACGCTAGGTGCGATTACGCCAACATCAGTAAACTCGGTTGTTCTGTCTGGTTCAACCACACCTACCCTCGCTGTAACGGGAACTTCATCTATCTCAGGGGCAAACACTGGCGATCAAACCATTACTCTTACTGGTGCAGTAACAGGCTCAGGTACAGGCTCGTTTGCTACTACAGTTGTTACAAATGCCAATCTGACAGGTGATGTTACGAGTGTTGGTAATGCTACAACCCTAACCAACGCCCCTGTCATTGCTAAAGTACTTACAGGCTATGTTTCGGGCGCAGGTGTAGTAGCTGCAACAGATTCAATCTTACAAGCTATCCAAAAGCTTAATGGTAATGATGCTACTAATGCTAACCTAACTGGTGTTATAACTTCAAGTGGTAATGCTACTTCAATAGCTTCACAAACTGGAACGGGGACTAAGTTTGTAGTAGACAATTCGCCTACTCTGACAGGAACCCCTGCCGCCCCCACAGCGGCGGCAGGAGATAGTACCACTCAACTGGCCACCACCGCCTTTGTTCAAATGGCTGTAAGAAGTGTACCGAGTAAAGAAGCTTCAAAGTATGCAACAACCGCCGCCTTAGCCACAGTTACTTATTATAATGGCGTTTCTAATGATGGTGTTGGAGCCACTCTTACAGGCGTAGGACTTGGGGCGATTACTCTTGATGGTAATACTCCCATTGTTGGAGATAGATTACTTGTTAAAAATCAGGTGTCCACTTTCCAAAATGGTATCTATACAGTCACGATAGTAGGAACAGCAGGAACGGTGTTTGTCATTACTCGTGCCTTAGACTTCAATCAGACAGGAGATATTAAGACTGGTGCTACAACTTATGTCACTTCTGGCGCTACTCTGGCTGCTACAACTTGGGACGTAAACTCGGCTGACAGTCCTGTAATGGGGACGGATGCGATTACTTTTATTCAAAGTGCTGGCCCTGGTTCACTGATTGCAGGAACAGGTATTGGTATTTCAGGGGTAACGGTTGCAATAGATACTTCGGTTACGGTAGACAAGACAACTGTTCAAACTTTGACCAATAAAACTTTAACTAGTCCAACACTGACAACCCCAACACTTGGCGTAGCTACTGCTACTTCAATCAATAAGGTAGCTTTTACTGCACCAACTACCGCTGCAACATTTGCCTTTGGAACTGATAACACTACTCAGACGTTCCAGGGTACAGATACTATAGTAGGACGAGCTACTACAGATACACTAACTAATAAGACCCTAACGACCCCTGTAATTAACCAGTTTGGTACAGCATCAGGCCTAGGTGCAGCATGGACATCTTTTACACCTACTTGGACAGCTTTAGGTACTTCTCCAGCATTAGGTAACGGAACCCTAACTGGTTTTTATACTCAAATTGGTAAATTAGTTAGTTTTCGTGTTAGATTTGTCGCTGGTAGTACAACTACCTTTGGCACATCACAATGGAACTTTGCACTACCTGTTACCGCTAACGCAGACGTTAAACACGCTACTGGGTTAGGTGAGGGTATAGGTACTTGGTATGCAGAGAACCCTGGAGTTGTAGGGTATGGTGGTACAACGGTAATTGCCGCAAACTCTACGACAAACTTTGTACTAAACTATACAAATTCAACAGTTGGCGGTCAGGCGCAAGGGAACTATCTTTTCCCAGGCACATGGGCTAATACATGGTACTTTTTAGCTAGTGGCACATACGAGGCTGCATAGTCCACTTGTAACTAATAACTAAAATAGGTATAATGTCCTTATAAGGCTCCAGCCGTTGCTTGGGCTATTTTTAATAAGGAGAAATAATGGCAACATACATATTCGCAACTAAGCCACAGCCAACTGAACCAGGCCAACTTAGTAACTTCGAGGGTCTTGTAAATGACGCAAACCACAATGCTATGACTGGCGCTGTTGGTAGTGGATTTCAAACTGTAGATATTTCGGGTACACCGATTGTATCACCTGCAACAGTTTCTAACTCAGCTGTTACGACACTGACTATTCCGCTAAATGCAACTGAGGTAAACTTCCTAGCTGCAACAAACACAGTAAATGTAAGTGAATCGACTGCAGCGGTTACATCTAACTATCTGACAATACCTGTTGGTGTTGTTACGACACTTCCTGTAGCACGTATGCAAAAGCTTTATTTAGAGGCAAACACTGGTTCAGCAACTGTTAGTTTCTGGTTCACTATAGTTTAAGGAGATAATAATGGTTAAAATAGCTACTCTCTGGTCTAAAGTTTCAAAGACGAAAACTGCATGGTCGCCTGTTTCTAAAACTCAGACTACTTGGGAAGCTAACACCGCTTATTATACAAATCAATACCCGTATGACTCAGCTACATTAACTTATGATTCTGCAATACAGACATATGATGGAATTGTCACGGGCGAACAACTAACTAATAATAAACCGAAAACTGCATGGACTAATATATGAGTATAAACTTCCCGACATCGTTTGACACTTCGACTCAACTACCGCAACCATCGGGTGGTAACTTTACTAACAGCCCATCGCACGCTGGCGCACACGATAATGAATCACAAGCTATTATTGCCCTTGAAACTAAGTTGGGTATTAGCACATCGACTCCATCAAGTACTAATCTGTTAGTATCAACTGGTACGGGCACAAGTGCATGGACAAAACTTGCTCCAACTGGAACTATTGTCGGTACTACAGATACACAAACCTTATCTAGTAAGACATTCGTAGCCCCTGCGCTTGGAACACCAGCTTCTGGTGTAATGACTAACGTAACTGGTATACCCTATGCTGGGCTTCTCTCTACTATATTTAGTGGACAAGTACTGACTCAAGCTAATGCTGGTACGGCTGGCGGGACGATGTGGTGGGTTAATCTTGGAGGTATCAAAATACTTTGGGGTTATACTGCCGTTATTACTGCTGCTGCAACTAGTTCGTCAAATTATACCATAACCTTCCCAACGTTTTTCACAACAGTACAAACTGCAAACATTAGCATACTACAAGCAGCTGGAAGTATTACGGGCAATAACGTGGTAGGTGTTACCCTAACTGCAGCATATTACATTATAGGAATTGCTAATGCGACAGGAGCAGCGGGAATTGGCGGTTCTATTGGCTTTTTTGTGATAGGCACTTAACGGAGATAATATGTTAACATTTCAACAAATAGCTACAAGAGCTTATGACACAATCGGTTCACCAAATGACAATGGTGTTACTACAGCTAATATCCGCCAAGACGTAAATCAAGGGCTAAGGCTGTTTAAGAATGCCGCCCGACGTTATTGGACACGTAAAGAAATCACTGCCTCACTTGTCAACGGCCAACAGGACTATCAGATGCCTGCCGACTTTGTGCGAGCTACTACGGTAAAGATTACAGCTAACGGTATTGTCTACCCACTAACAGAAGTCCCTAGTGAGCAAAAGTGGAATGAATTAAACATTATTCCAGCGGTTACAATCTATATTCCTACAATGTTCTTTGTAAAGGGTTTCAATGTTATATCGGTCTGGCCTGCTCCATCCACTAATAACATTGGTACGCTTACGGTCTCATATGAGCCTCGCCTACCCGACTATAGCCTCGCAGATGTAACTGGTACGGCTACAGTCGCTAACGGCTCTACAACCATCTTAGACAGTGCCACAAGCTTTACTCAGACTATGATTAACGCTTGGTTTTCTATTACTGATGGTTCAGATGGCAACTGGTATCAAATAGGTGCATTTAATTCAACATCTTCGATTGATTTAGTCAACTACTATCAAGGCATTAGTGGCGCTGGACGGACTTATATTATCGGGGCTTGTCCTGACATTCCAGAAGATTACCACATGGCACTTGTATATTATGCTTGCTACCAGTTCTACTTAAAACGTAAAGACTTAGGCAATGCTAATCAGTTCTTAGGATTATTCCAAAACTTACTCGATCAATACCAAGAGACTTATGCCGGTAAGACCACGGGTATTGTCTTTACTAAGCAGGCTGGTGACGTCTATAACATTTTCAATATTCCACCAACAGGACTAAGTTAAGATGGCTAAGGGTTCTGGCGACTCATCTAAACTACAAATCAACACTAACTTCTTTACAGGTGGTGTGAGTATTAGTAATAAGTTAGGTGTCGCTAACTCTTTTTATAAGTCACGCAATCTTGATTTTCGTTCAGACCCAGCGCAAATGTCAGTTTTACCAGCCCCAAGCGCTTTAAGTACGTCATTATCTGATTTACCTTTAGCAATAGACCAGGACTTAAATGGTGTCCGCTGGATGGTTGGCTCTCTTGGTACGATATACAAAGTAGATACTTCAAACGTCATTACAACTGTTGGCACGATGTCCGAGAATGGTTCGGCTGGACTTCTATATAACCAAGTCACCGACCAGCTTTATATCCCAGGACAAACTAAAGTCTCGATGTATGGACAGGTTACAACGGGCAACCCTGGACAACCAACTTTTAGAAATGGCACATTTGCACAATCTGTCTCCATAAACAACGGTACTACTCAGATATACGACCCGACAACGGCCAACTTTGATGGCGCACTTCGCTCTGTCGCTGCTGGTAGTTCGGGTACAACCTACGCTATCCCTACAACTCTTACCGAAACAGCGGGGCAGTTCTGCGTATTCTCGCCAGATATTGAACCTGGTTATTCTATCTCAGTTTATATAAAGGTTAAGGGAACTGGCAATCTAACTCTTACTTTGCATGATTCACAAAATAACCCACTGGCTTCAACTACACTCTTGAATGCCGCTGTAACCTCAGGCGCACTGAATGAGTTTGTCTTTGGTTCGCAAATCCGCGTCCTGGTTGGTGGTGGTATCGCATCAGGTGCGGCTAACTATCACTGGCATCTAACCTCAACGGTAAATGATGGCACAATCGCTGTTGTACCTGCTTCTTACGGTTCTAGCGCTGACGGTACGTTTATGTCGGCTTATATGACGTGGAGCGCTTACCGCCTCGTACAAACGAATAACGGTTGGCATCCAACAGCTCTGTTTAACGTCGCTACGGGTACTGGTAACGGTCAGGCGCTCTGTATTGGAAACGGGCAATATCTTTCGACATATAACTTTAACAATGATGGTACACCAGATAATAACTCGTGGATACGTCACCAGTTAGTTTTTAAGACTGGCTACGAGGTTTGTGGACTGTCGACGAATAATAACCAGTTAGTTATCGCAGTGGAGCGTCGTAGCAAAAATGCCTCTAGGAACTTCCAGGATGGTGCGCTTTACTTCTGGGACGGTACAACCCCACAACCTACTTCTATAATCGATATACCTATGGGCGCACCATATGGCCTTACCTCAATCGGAAACGTGACGTACTTTACAGTGGCCGGGTCACTATACGCTTGGAGTGGTGGCACGACAGTTATTAAGGTTAGAAAAATCGCTTATCAGAATACAGACTACTTAGGTGTGACTGATTCAACGATTGTAAATCCTAATATGTTTACCTCTCGCTATAATATTCTACTTCTTGGTTATCCGTCATCTTCTACTAATGTAAATATAGATTACGGTATCTGGTCATGGGGTGCAGTAGAGATGACGTTCCCTAACTCATTTGGTTACTCGTATCAGCAATCACACGGTTACTTGAATAACAACACATCAGGTATTAGTAACCTACAAATTGGTATGAACCAGAACTTTGTCGATACCCTTTATACGTCGTGGGCATATACCCTGTCTGGTACAACCCACTATGGTATAGACATTCTAAATAACTCATCATATGCTGCTCAATCAGGTACATGGATGTCGCTTATATTCGACGGTGGTTCACGCTTTAAGCAGAAATACGCCAACAGGGTAAAGGTTAGCTTTACTGGATTGCCAGCTAGTGCTAGTGTTACGCCGTTTTACATACTAGACAGAGGTAGTAAAGTGAGCCAAGCAACAGTTAATACGACTAATGCTACAGATGCTTTAATAGAGGTGAATACTAGGTGTCACGAAATACAATATGGTTTTGACTTTACTATGCCAGCAGGTCTTACGACACCACCAGACTTTACTGGTGTTACACTAGAGATAGACCCAACTCAGGGCGAAGTCGATGTCGCACCAGATAACTAGGAGAATATATGTACTCAGATGGCGGTTTTCAATCCCAAGTAGCAGCAAATGCACCAAATGCTAGCATGATGATGCTGATGTACTCCTCGACCTTTGGTAATATGGCCTTTCAAGTGCAGCCAGCTAGTCCTGGAGAGATACAAGCAGGCTTTGCGACTATCCCTTATCTGTCACTTGAGGCTATGCTTTATAATGGTCAAATGAGCAACCAGACAGTTGCCCCTCGCCAGATTCAAACAGGTTCAACTGCTGGTACGCAGAACATTCAAGGGTCACAGAATATCACCGATTCAACTGGTAATATTCGTGTATCTATGGGTACTACAGGTGGCTACTAACGCTGGAATCAGAGTTACACAGCCTGGGGTTAGTGTTCCGTACGCCGCCGATTACCAGTATGTGTTTAATTCAGACTGGCCTAGTCTTGCGATAGCTTTTGAGGCAGTCGTAACAGTACCAAATACCTTTGGAACGGCAATAATTACTCATAATCTTGGTTTTATTCCATTTCTTCAGGTGTGGGATTATACTGGCGGAATAAATAACGGGCGTGTTGGGACTTCCATATCTATACTCTTTGATAAAACAAAAATAAACCTAACTAATAATACAGGTGTAGATATTGTGTGTAGCGTAAAATGCTATAACTTTGATATAACGGTTGCTAAAGATTACGCACTTCCTAAATATCCAGTCATTAAAACTTCTTATGACCCTTCAACTGGTATAAAAGTATCTAAGTATGGTAAGTCAATCGGATCAACCGACCTTAGAGATTTTATACTCCACTCACGAGCGCAGTCACCGGCTATTCTATCTGTGGTTACAAAGATTGACACCAGTTTTAACGTTACTTATACAAATCCAGCTAATTATATTCCCTGGGCTTTTGCATTCGCTAGTTATTCAGCTGGTAAATATCAGGTAGTATCAGCAGGACCAGCGCAATCACCCCCTCAGCTTACCTTTTCATTCCCCTCAGGTAACAACATTGGTAAAGTGGTGTTAAACGTTGGTAGTTTCGCAAAGGCTGCTAGTTTAGTAATTTTGCGCGACCCTTTAATTGTTGCTACGACTAAGCAGGTAACTTATGGATAATGGCCCTATTTCAGTTTCAGCCCCAGGTGTATCACTTATAGGCGCACAAGCCAAAGATATTACTTTTAGCACTCGCTATCCATTTGCGAAATTAGATACGACTAACCCTGTTAGTTTTCAGGTTATTACCATTTTCTTAAACTCTGAACCACCGAACCCTGGCGTTGTAAACACTAGTGTTCAGACTTTAATATATTCATATCCACATGGCTACAAATATGTGCCGTCATCATGGTTTTTAATATCTTTAGATAACTTCCAAACTGTCGCAGCGCAAGAGGGTGGATATATTCAAGGTGCGACAAGTGGCGCTGGTACAAGTAACTCAACCCTAATAATTACAGTGGATGCCACAAACGTTAATATATACGTCAATAAGTTTTGGGGTTCTGGTAGTCCAGGACCTATAGCGATCATTGGATATTTCATATCAATTCGTGCTTACATATTTGCTGAGGGATTGTTAGGTGACAGCGTTCCAATTCACGCTTGATATTTTTATTTAACTTGCTATAATTACCCTATAAGGTAACAAGCCGCTGACGAGCGGTTTTTTTATTTACAAAGGAATAATACATGGTAGCACTACTCAGCCCAGACCAGATGCAAGCAAACCAGTATCAGCAAGATACTCAACTGCAAAACTTCTATAACCAAAACGCAAATGATGCGACTAATTCCTATAAGCAAGCACAGACTGGTGCAAATACGGCCCAGAGCCAACTACAAGACTTCACTAAGAATATGCAGTCTGGTACTGACATCTATGGTAAACAACTCGGGCTTGCTAACCAAAATGCTGGTTATGATGTAAATAACTTAAATCAAGCACAGAACCAAGTATCTCAAATTACGGGCATTATGGGCGGTTTACCTCGTGCTATTCAAGCTTCTAATGCTAACTATGGTGCTACCGCTGGTAACGTTGCTAATCAGTATGCTACTACTGGTGCTAACCTAAACCAATCACTTCAACTTGCTAACCAGAATACTCAGAACCAGTTGCAGAAACAAACCGCTGGGCTTACTGGCGCACAAAATGCTACTACCGCCGGTATCCAGACGCAAGACCAACAGAGGCAAGGTTATGCTGCCGCTGCCGCAAATGCGACAAACATCATGCAAAACGCACAAACACAGATGAGCGAAATGATTAAGGCCCAACAACAAGGGCAACAGCTTACTGCACAAGACCAAGCAACGTTTGGTCAATTACGTGCAAGTTATGCTGCCGCTGCTCAAGCAAATGCCATCGCTCAACAAACTTTGCAACAAATCGACTTCGCACAGCAAGTACATGATAAAGCCGCCGCTGCCGCTGCTGCTCCAACTACTCAAGCCACAACTGCTAATACTTATGGAGTACTTCAAGCAAGCGCCAATAAACCTGCTCCTCAACAGGCTAGTTGGTTTGGTCAGAATGTCGTCAACCCTGTAGCTAACTGGTGGAACAGCCTACCTAATTATTAGGAGAATAATATGAATCCAACTACTGCACCCACAACCCAACCAAACACATATAACGGCCTAAACTCCGATACGGCTAGTCTACTGTCTCAACTCGACCCAAACTCAGACTTTTCTAAAACCTATCAATCTGCACAAGATCTATCGCAACCATCACAATCAAGCCCAACCTCGCCAACTCAGCCTGCTGATACTGGTAACTGGTTTACCCATCTACTTCCAACTATTACAAGTATTGGCGGTGGTATTTTAGGAACACTTGCCGACCCATTTACTATGGGTATGGGCACTATTGCTGGTGGCGCTGGTGGCGCTGCACTTGGCAAGTCTTGGCAAAATGCCCTAGAAGGTAAAGATACAACTATGCAAGATTTAGGCGGTGAGGCTCTTAGTGGCGCTATTGGTGGTGGAATTGGTAAAGGCTTGGGTGCATTGACTAAAGGTGTCGGCGGAATGATTGCTGGTCAGGCTGAAAAAGGTATCGCTAAAGAGGAATTAGTCAATGGTGCCCAAGACGCATTAGCTAAATCTCAGGCACTTCGTAATGTATATGGCACAATTCCAAAGAGCCTAGCCCAGGGTGTAAACCCAGAGCAGGCCATGCAGGGTGCATTAGACTTAGCCGGTAAAGTTGGAGTTGATGCGCTTAACCCACAAGCCGTACTTAGTGCTGCCAAGACTGGTGTTGATGCACTCGGAAATGTCAGAAGTAATATTCTTGCTAAAGTTGGCAATATTCCTACAGCTGGAGCAGTTGACGCTTCGGGCAATAAAGTAGCCCCGAGTATTAGTGATATGATAAATGCCTCTCTTAAAAATACCCACCCACTTACAGGTGAACAACTAGGCGTTGATCGCACTGGCGTACTTGGCTCACTTGAACCCGTCTTTGGCGGTAAAGGTAAACTTGTGTTACCTAACAACGCTTCTAGCGCTTTCCAGACTGAAGCATCTCAAATGCTTGGTAGTGTTATGAGTAAGCCAAATGTTTCGGCTCTCGACCTTCAGAATGCTCAAAGCCTTGTTGGTCAAAAAGCTCACGACATAGCTGATGCCGCTGCAACTGCGACTGGTAAAGACGCTATCGAGTTAAAGGCTCAGGCTGGGGCATGGCAAGACCTAAACAACTATCTTAAAGGTATGTTTGATAATGAGTCTGTAAACGGTGGAGTTGCTTCTATGAAGGGCAACTTAACAGCTGCAGATGTAGGCGGTAATCAAGCCCTAGCTGACGAACTAAACCGTAGAATTACGGGCGCTCAAACTAATCAAGACTTAAATACATCTCTATCACATTTCATTAACTTACGAAACATTGGCTCAGACGCAGTTGCTTCTGGTAATAACCCAGCTAGTGCAACAGCTGTACGAGCCGCAAAACAAGCCCTAGCCGATGCCACCGGTACAGCAGGCGACGGAAGTGTCATCAGAAGTACAACTACTGGTGATATTCTTGGTTCAATCCCTCACCCTAAGACTAAGATACTTGGTGCAGTTCTAAACGCTGGTAATAATGGCGGTAAACTTGGAGCAGCAAAACAAAATCTCGGTACAACCTTGCAACGTCTATCATCAGTTGGTAGTTTATCTAGCAAAGAGGGTGGCACAGGCGCATTGCCAATCGCTGCCGGTATGATTCCAGCAGGCGCAGCAATGGCAGGAAGCCAACCATCAGACCAACCACAATCATATTTAACAGGAGGAGCAGGAGGAAATCCAATGCAACCTAACCAACCAGTATCACAATCACCACTACAACAAGGAATGGCTACCGCTCTTGCCGGTATGAGCGACCCATATCATGCCTCAGCTTATGCGCCACTTCTACAGCAACTTATCGGTCAAGCGCAACAGGCACATACTGCTAATGCCACTTTACAATCACTTGAGAATGGTTTCCAGGGTGCTGGTGGCGGTCAGGGTCTTGCTGGTGGACTATTTGCCAAACTCGGTGGTGCATTAACAGGTAACCAAGTCTCAGCGTACGACGCACAACGCCAACAGGCTGTTGACCTTCTATCTAAACTTGGAATACCACTATCAGCTATTCCTGATGTTACGAGTACTGCACCTGCTGCTCAAGGACAATTCCAAAATGCTCAGAATATTCTCAACTCTCTATACGGTGGTCAGTAGACTATTTAATAATCTTAACGGTCAGTTCTTTACTGTCTGACTGCAAATCAATCGAAAATTCTAACTGGTCTGTAGGCAAATACCCTAGTCTTAGGGCTATTTGTTGTAGGTAGTTAGTTTTTAATCGGCCTGAGTAGTAGATAAAAGAGTTCTCGACCGTTTCAAGGTCTTTCATATACTTCATTTCAATATCTTCAATGATGTATTTCTTGTCGGTCTCGGCTAATTTCTTCTTCAGTTTTTCGCTCATATATTTTCTCCTAGATATTTGATTGGGTCGTTGGCTATAACCATTTGTTGGAGATGGTATTGCCATTTTGGTACATTATCTGTGGTCTGCCATGCTTTGTTTACATCTCTATAACCAACATCCACATACACCCTTTCTCCCCATAGTGCTATGGCGAAGTCGTGGTTGAAGACACTTACATGCTCAGAAGTGAATAGGTAATCTCCTAAACTTGTCCATTTTACAGATATTACGTTATTTTCGATGAGTATAATTTGAATCTTACTTACAGTTTTCGGTACACGGTCAGCCAGCCAGCCACCTTCAATAGCCTTCTGTATAGCTTTTTCTAGTATTTCTCCTTCGCTCATAGTTCCTTAATCCTTACTACGGGGCGACCCCGAAACGTTGGTTTAGTATTCTGATACTTCGACTGCCCCATTTCTTGTAACTCGCCCACCGCGTAGCCATACATGAGGTCGTTGAGAGCGATAATATCGGGTGTATACTTGATACTCGCACTTGTTGATCGCTTGTCGAACTCACCACTAATATAGGGTATGACGGGTTTCAATATATCCTCGTCGATCAGTAGAACCAATTTACTCATAGTTCCCTCGTTAATTTCTTAATTACATCTTCGGTAAAGTATTTCTTCGATTCTTCGGGGTAGTTGTCGATGAACTCTTTGTTGGCTTTCCCGTTCTTGAAGGGTTGGATGATCTCTTTGGCAAACTGTTTGCGCTCCATGTCATGCCTCCACTCCTTGTGAGTAGGGTTAACATCGAAGCCCATTGACTTATCTTCGCCTTTAACGTAGCGACCATCTGGGCCGATATAACCTGTTGTTTTCATAGACTTCTAACTCGCTCTTGTTCTTCGCGTTCAATCTGTTGCGGTGTCTTAGGTGAGATAAAAGCCGACTGAGCATTAACATCTGCATAACCTGGTTGTAAGGGAGTGACTACCCGACTAACTGGCTCTGGGTCACGATCAAATATATCTTTTGTCTTTTGAATAAGTTGCTTTAGATAGAACCCTAAGTGAAAGCCTAGCGAAATACCAAGGATGAATCCAACTATTAGCTCAATCATTTCCTATACCATCCATTTTCATTTAGCCAGTTTTGGAAGTATTTATGCTCAAGGTTGATAACACCACCATCTTTCATCCAATCTGACTCTCTTATTACGAGCGTAGGCTCATTGTCAAAAGAACGCCACACGAGTTCGTATATTACTAGTTTATCTTCAATCAGTTCGGCAAGATGTTCTAGGGTTGGTTCGTCTGACTTGGGGGCATTACTAATATCAGCAACAACCTTAACCTTTAGTGTAATTTTCATACTACTCCTTATCTGGGTCTGGTAGTGCGGCGCTTGCCGTAATCAAACCCCTTACTAATGCAACGGCGTTTGTGACTATCTCAGAAATAACCAATGAGGGGTCGATAATACCCTCTGTAAGCATGTCCACGGGCTTGTCGGTTATCTTACGCAGATTGAAGCCTTGCCACGCGTCAGCGTCCTCTAGGCGAGCCAGATAGGATTCTGCGTTAAGTCCGGCATTATCAAAGAGAGCTTTGAACGGTTGAGTAAAAGCATCGTCAAACTCAGTTCCTCGTACACGGGCGAGGGTCGAGCCACCGCCAGGGAGGATACCGTCTTTCATCGCAGATTGAACAGCGCTTACGGAGTCCTGGACGCGAAGCTTAACCTCTTCACGCTCGAACTCAATCGCACCACCGACACGGACGATCGCCATTTTACCCGTTAAACGGGCGAGACGATCTTTAATAAACTGGATTGATTGGGGGTGTTCCTCATCCTTTAATTGATCTTTAAGGTTCTCAATACGCTCTTTTACGAGGTCTTTGTCGCCATCTCCATCTAGGATAGTTGTAGCGTATTCCGTCACTAAGACCTCACGGGCGAAGCCGAGATGTTCCTCGACGTTAAATTGAACGCCATTATACACCTTACCGCCAGTTTTAAGCGCAATATCGTCTAAAAATAGGGTGCGACCACCAACCGTATAAGCTGGGTCAACTGGTACGGCTAGTATAAGACCCTTAGCTCGTGACATCTTTAGTGTCTCAAGTGCTAGGTTGTTAATCTCGGCAATCATGATTATTTCTTTATGACCGGCACGAACAATATCATTTAGGACTGGGGCAATCTCAAGTTCTGTATTAAATGTCTTATTCGATATGAAGATAGGCACGTCAATGTGATTAGACTGATTAGCCGCTTGGTCGTTAATAAGGTCAGTATCCTTATAGCCTTTATGGAAGTAAAAGCCGTCAATGAGTTCATTATGAACGCCTAGACCCTCATACTGTTCAATCATCACGCCACCGTCTTTACCAACCTCTTGCATAATGTCGGCTATCATTGCGCCTAAGTCTGGGTCGCCAGCCGACACGGTAGCAATCTTTTGCAGGTATTTGTCTTTGCTTTCTTTTTTAATAGACTGAATATAATCAAGCGCTATCTTTTCGGCTTCTCGAAGTTTCTCGGCAATCTCCATCGGGTTAAGCCCCTTGCTCT